GATACAGGCGCGAACGAAACCGCAGACATTCTTTTGGAGGAATTGCAATGAAAAAATTATCCGGCGTGGCGGTCGTAACGACTGCCGAAGGTGAGCGAGTGAGCTACACCTACATGGAACTGGACGGTAACGGCAACATCACCAGCCAGAACAACCGGGGGTCCTTTGTAGCCCTGGACGAAGAGGTTCTGGTCGCCATTGCCACACTGAAAAACGCCGTAAACGCGCGGCTGTAAGGAGGATGCCCCATGACTGACAACAAACGCATTAAAGAGTGCAAACGCAAAGTTATTGCTGCAATTAACGAAGCAACGCTGCCGTTTGCCGTGACGGAGTTGATTTTGGAGAACGTTTTGAATGCCGTGCGCGAGAACATGGCAGCGGAAGAAGCAGCGGCGGCAAACATCGAAACTCCGAAAACAGAGAAAGAAAAAATGCCGAATTAAGGCGCTGAGGAGAAAAACGAATGAAACAGGGAACGCAATTTGTGCTGCCGGTTGAAATCGGCATGAGCCTGGACGAGGTAAGCCGGATCGAATTTGTGTTCAAACAGAAGAGCTGCAAAGGCTTCCCGGCCATCAAAACAAATACCTGGCCGGATGACTGCACCCGGCAGGAAGGGCAGAACATCATCCTTATCCCCTGGACGCGGGCGGAGACATACAAATTCATGGGCGGCGAGACGCTGTACATGGACACCCGCATCACATTGCGGGACAGCACTGATCAGCCGCAGACTGAGATCCTGGCTCTTAAAATGAGCCCGACCTTATTCCAGGAGGCGGATGGCTCATGATCCAGGTGCGAGTGGCTCAACAGAGCGCCGTATCGGTGCGCATTGCCGGAGCGGCACCCGTGCGGGTGGACGTGACCGGCACCGCAGTGGTTAGTGCGCCGGAGTATAGCGGGCCGTATGATATCACGCCGTTGTTTACGGCGCAGGTTTTGCCCACGGCGAAAAAACTGATGCAGAAAGACGTGACAATCCGCAAGATACCGCAGTACGAGGTATCCAACGATTCAAGCGGCTACACACTGATAATAGGAGATGAATACTACAATGCCCAATAAATACGTAAACAAGGTTGTTATCGGCAAGGAAACGAAACTTGACCTTACCGCAGATACCATTACCCCGGACAAGCTGGCAAAAGGTATCACGGCACACGATAAGTCCGGCGCGCCCATTACCGGCACCAGCACAAAAGACGCTGACACCAGCGATGCCACCGCCGCTGTGGCAGAAGTGCTGAAGGGCAAAACATTTTACGCCCGCGGCACCAAAATGACCGGCACGATGCCCAACAACGGCGAAGTCAACGGTGAAATCAGCACCGTTTCCGGTAAGTACACCATCCCAATGGGCTTTCATGATGGCGCGGGCGGAGTGACCATCGCAGCGACCGAACAGGCTAAGCTGGTGCCTACCAACATCCGTGAAGGCGTTACTGTTCTTGGCGTGGTTGGCAGCATGAGCGGCAGTGAGGGCATGAAGCCGCAGGCTAAGAGCGTTACGCCGTCTTTCGAGCAGCAGGTTGTGCTGCCGGACAGCGAATACAACTGCCTGTCCCAGGTTACGGTGGCGGCTATCCCGGCCACATACGTTGATAATGCGGCTGGCGGCCAGACGTTGACGATCGGAGGCTGAGCATGGCCGTAAACAAGGTTGTTATCAATGATGAAGTTGTCCTCGACCTGACCGGTGATACGGTGCAGGCTGCCGACCTGCCGAAAGGGGTAATTGCCCACAGTGCCACAGGGGCCAAAGTCACCGGAACCACAAACTATGCCGGTTCCAGCAACGCGGGCGGCTCCGCAACGAGCGCCGAAAAACTAAATAACAGCCTGACCATCAAACTGAACGGAACCAGTCAGGGCGCATGGGACGGCAGCAGCGCAAAAAACATTGACATAACGGCAACCAGCGTTGGCGCGACAAACGTTACGCTCAGAAGGTGGTGACAGTTGCATGGGTGTGTATTTAGGAAGTACGCAGGTAGATATGCAGGGCGGCTTTGTGACGGGTGGTGCCAGTGGGGCGAGTTTGCAGAGCAAGACCGTAAGCCCCAGTGAGAGCGCACAGACGGTTAAGGCCGACAATGGCTATGATGGTTTGAGCCAGGTTACAGTGAATGCAGTATCAAAAACTTATGTGGGCAGCGGCGTGACGAAAAAAAGTGCTGCAACTTATACGCCGGGAACGAGTGACCAGAGCATTGCATCCGGCCAGTATTTGAATGGAACCCAGACGATTAAGGGTGACAGCAATTTGACTGCGGCCAATATTAAGAGCGGCGTAAAGATTTTTAATGTGACAGGCAGTTATGCCGGGAGCAGCAGTGGCGGAAACACGCCAAGCTTGCAGACCAAAACGGTTACGCCCAGCGAGAGCACCCAGACGGTAAGCCCGGACAGCGGATATGACGGACTGAGCAAAGTGACCGTGAATGCGATATCGAGCACTTATATTGGCAGTGATGTGACCAAAAAAAGCGCAGCAACTTACATCCCGAAGACAACCGACCAGAGCATTGCATCTGGGCAATACCTGAGCGGGACACAAACAATCAAGGGCGATGCAAACCTGGTGGCCGGGAACATTAAGAGCGGTGTGAGCATTTTTGGTGTGACAGGTACTTATACCGGCGGCGGGAGTTCCGGCGGCAGTGGCAATAACAATGTAGAGGCTTATGCCGTTACCAGCACCAGCCCAAGCGTTAGTTTTAAGACCGCCAGCGGAACCATTAAGATTTGGGGCTACGGGACGATAAGTTCCAGCAGCGGATGGGGCGGCACCACTACAAGCTTGATTGCTTTTGACGGAAATAAGTACTACAAGAGCGCAGTATATGGCAGCCCAAGCAGCACAAGTCTGAGTTTGAGCATCAGCAACGGAAAACTGACGGGACTGCCGAGCGGATTATCCGCAATCAGCGCGATTGTGACGAGAGGTATATGATCATGGCAACTGATACAAAGCTGGACAGTTTGGTGATTAACTATCTATCACAAAGCCAGTACAACAATGCGAAAAGTTCTGGAACGTTGAATGCGAACCAGATTTATATGACACCAGCCTCCTCCAGTACCTATACGCTGCCTGCCGCTACCAGTTCAACCCTGGGCGGGGTGAAAATCGGGAGCAACATCACGGTGAGTTCCGGTACGATCAGCCTGACAAAGGCGAACGTGACAAGTGCTTTGGGGTACACACCGCCAACAACCGACACCAAGTACACACTGCCGACAGGTAATGCTTCGACCGCGGGCGGCGTGAAGCTGAGCGATTCGACCAGTTCAACCAGTTCAACCAGCGGAGGAATTGCAGCAACACCAGCAGCGGTAAAAGCAGCCATCGCGGAAGCAAAACTTGCGGCCTGGCCGATTGGCAGCATTTACATGAGCGTAAACAGTACAAGCCCGGCAAATCTATTTGGTGGCACGTGGGAAAGAATATCTGATACTTTCCTGTTTGCTGCTTCCAGCAGTTATCCCGCAGGTAGCACTGGGGGTGAATCCGCCCATACGCTTACACAAAGCGAGCTACCGAATTATTCGTTGTCTGTAACCAACGGAAGCAACGTAATACGCTCCAAAACCGGAAGCTCTGCGGATGCGTATGTTCAAACGCAATCAGGAGGCTGGGGTATTCCAAACTGGGAATCCAAAACCGTAACAGTCGCCTCCGGCGGTTCCGGGAAAGCTCACAACAACATGCCGCCCTATCTGGCGGTTTATATGTGGAAGAGGACAAAATAAGGACAACAAATCATGAGACTTTCAAACGAAGACGTCCTGCTCCGCTGGCCCCTGGCCCAGCACATTATCACCGCAGGCTGGCTCTACAATGACGGCAGCCTGCACCGGGCGCTGGATTTCCGCGCAGCGGTGGGCACCCCTGTGTACGCAGCGGAAGCAGGCACCGTGACAACCGCCTACTACTGGAACGGCAAGCGCACCCAGGGCGATATCAACAGCTACGGCAACATGATCAAGCTGCGCCACACGACCTACAAGTACGGCACCCTCGAAACGCTGTACGCCCACCTGAGCAAGCTCTGCGTAACTCAGGGCCAGCAAGTGCAGGAAGGCCAGCTGATCGGCTACAGCGGCGATACCGGCAACTGGTACGGCGCACACCTGCATTTTGAAGTGCGCTGGAAAGGCCAGCGTACCAACCCGCTGAACTGGCTGGATGCTGATTTCAGCACGGCCAGCAGTGCGGTCAAGCTGGGCAGTTACAGCAGCATACAACACACAGAGGAAGTGAAGCGCATGTATTATGCAATCGACGTATCGAAACACCAAAACAAATTTGATTGGCAGGCAGCCTACAGCAAGGGCATCCGCCACGCCATGCTGCGCGCCGGGTATGGCCGTTACAGCAGTCAGGTTGACCCGCAGTTTGAGCGCAACGCAGCGGAGTGTGCCCGCCTGGGCATCCAGTATGGCGTGTACTGGTACAGCTACGCCAGTACCCCCGCGGAGGCACGCCAGGAGGCCCGCTGTTGCCTGGCCGCGATTAAGGGCAAGCACCTGTGCCTGCCGGTGGCGTATGACATTGAGTATGAGCCGTGCATCCTGCGCCTGACCAACGCGCAGCGCACGGCACTTGTACAGGCCTTTTTGTCGGAGATTGAGGCCGCAGGGTATTACGGCATCCTGTATGCCAGCTGCGATTTTATCCGCAACCGGCTGGACTACGAGGTACTCTCCAAATATGATATCTGGGTTGCCCAGTACGGCAATGCCTGCACCTGCCCGCTGCCGTATGGC